TCAAAGCACCCGCAGATTGATGGCCTTTTGCTTCTTCGTGCGCGTGTTGGTGCCGATATCGAATGAGACACGCTGGCCTTCGCTGATCGTCTGAATGCCCGAATCTTCAAGCCCGGTGATGTGAACGAAAACATCTTCACCGCCATCATCGGGCACGATGAAGCCATACCCCTTTTCAACGTTGAACCACTTGACGATGCCAACCTTGATCGGTGCCTGATCGCTCGCTTCAAACATGCAAAATTCCCTCTGCTCGGTCGTCGGCGTCGTATGCCGACCTACTATCGCCAGCCGCTGAACCGCCGATCGCCATGATCAGCGCGTCCATGCCGTCAATTTTCTTCGGACTGTCCTTGTGTTCCTTCTTCGGCAGGATGCTGCCGTTCACGCGCCGATCGACGACGCAATTCGAGGCCATCCACGTCAGAACGGGATTGCCGTCGAAGCGGAACTTATTGATCTCGACCCATGCCTCTAACAGCTTGGCCGGCTCGCTATAGGTGTCCGGCTTCTTATGGATGATCTCCACCGGCAGGCCGTCGCCCATAAGGTTCGCTGAGATTTGCGCCGAACCGTAGTGTTCGATGCGGATTTTCTCGACCTGATGCACGTCGCAGAGCGCCCGAATGTCGGCCTCGATGGCGTTGTGATCGATGAAGTTGCCGTCGGTCGTGGTGATGAAACCCTGATCGGCCCACACCTTGTAGTGCGTCGTGGTGCGGTGAGCGCAGATTTCAACAAGGTCTTCGGGCAGATAGAACCGACAAAAGGCATGAAGCATTCCGTCACGTTCGAACACGATCACCAGCGCAGCGACGTCGTTGGTGTCGGCCAAGTCGACGCCGATCCACGCCGGATCGCCGGCAAAGTCTTCGATCTTCAGCTTGTCGTCGGCGCACGCCTTCCATTGCTCCATGGAAAGCCAAGTCGAATGCGAGTTCTGCCAGATGTTGAGACGCTTGGTTTTGAACTCGCCACCGCTGGCCGGCGAGTTCTTCGCCTGCTTCGCATAGGAGCGCATTTTGTCGATATCGACCGAGACGTGAAGGTTCGGATTTGCCTTCGGCCACACCGCTTCATTGAACGGGTCGTCGCCTTCGTCCAGGGTGTAGATGACCCCGAAATAGGTATCGTCATCGATCACACCCTGCAGAACCTTGCAAAGATAGTCGCGCTGCTCATAGCAGACGCCTTGCGTATTGTAGCCGGCCGTCGTGATGTACCAGCCCAGCGGGTTAGATCGCGCGCCAGTTGCCGATCGCAGCACGTCGAAGAGAGACCGATCTTTGTGCGCGTGCAGCTCGTCGACCACCGTCAAATGCGGGTTGAGACCGTCTTGCGTTGAAGACTTTGCATTGATCGGCTGGATGCTGCCGTTATTGCCGTGGCAGACGACGGCGTTCGCCATCACTTCAAGCCCGAAAGCCTCGCACAAATCCGGCGTGGCGCGGGCCATCTTCGATGCAACATCGAACACGATACGGGCCTGCCCACCAGTCGTTGCGGCCGTCTTGATCTGCGGACCGACTTCACCATCACAGGTCAGGCAATAGAGCGCCACCCCTGACGTGAGCGCGGATTTCGCGTTCTTGCGGGCGACTTCGGTATATGCCTGTTCGAACCGCCGGCCACCGTCGCGTTTTCGGCGCCAACCGAACACACACACCAGCAAGAAAATCTGCCACGGTTCAAGGGTGATCGTCGGCGTGGCCCATTTGCCTTCGATGTGCGGCAGCTTCTCGATGAAGTCGCACACGTCGACCGCGTGCCAGTCATCGAAGCGATACGGCCACGCTGAATCGGTCTGCCCGCGTTCTAGGTCAGAAAGGTGACGCTGGCAGGCAAGCCGCGTCCACTTGCAAGCGACAATCCGACCTTCGATTACGTCACTGCAATAGGCCGCGGCGATCGAAACATAGTCACGCATCACCGCCGCCGTCCGCTGCCGGCACTGGCGTCGGTCGCTGGCCGTTGCCGGCGAACTTGCCACCCTTCGGCTTGTTGTTCGGCGCGCCGATCTGGCTGGCCGGCGTGTCGAAGAACTCCGCGGCGAACGACCGATAGGCGTTAATCTGGCTGGTCGGAGGGACAAGCCGCTTCGTGAATTGGTCGATCAGCGTGGCCTCAAGAGAGCAATATTGCGCCAAGGCACTCTCACAACCGACGACCGACTGACCGCGGGCCACATAGACCGCCACCTTGTCGTCCCAGATGCGCGCCGCGCGCCCTTTCAGCCACGCCGGGCGGCCGGCCGCGCCGTCGAGCACGGGAACGACGCGATCACGCCGTCGACAAGGCTGATCGGTTCCTGCCACGACCTTCAGTTCCGGTGGTTTGCCCTTCGGTCCGCGCCTGGTCATCGCTACAAAAACCGGTTTCTGTAATCTGCACGGCCAGAAATCCGACCCCCGGACCGGTCCCCGGACCCCCGGTCAAAGTTTTTGATGTCCCGGGGGTGGTGCGCTGGCTCAGCGGAGCGTCGCTCAAGCGATTGCTTTCGGCTCGAATGACACGGCGATGACGCCATGGGCTGCCAGTTGCCACGGTTCCAGAACAGGCGGTGATCGCCACGGTGAGGGATGACGTGATCCACCATGTCAGCGACACGGCCACAGCCACATGCGCAGCAGCGGTTCTCAGGCTTGGCAAGGAACGCCTTGCTCTCACGTTGCCACTTGCCGTCATAGCCACGTTCGCGAGCCGACGGCCGACGTGCATCAGCCTCAGCCTTGCGCACCTGACGACAGATGCACTGAGCACCACCGACAACACGCTTGCCACAAACACAGATGCGAGGTGGACGCATGGGCATGACGTCACCCCAGACAACTGATCTCGATACGGATGCACTCACCCATATCGAAGACAGGCTTCACATTGGTGATCGCGCGCTGCGGACCACGGCAGAAGATGGAATCGCTGGTAGTCGGAAGGCGCGGGTCAGTCGGATCAATGAGGCCAGCGGTCTGAGTGGTAGGCGTCACACCACCGGGCCATTGCTTATGATCCCATAGGTGAGTTGGTGAGATGATGATGAAGAGGTTCTGCTGCGAGATGTTGCCGATCAACTGCTCCATCGTCAGGGCGCGCACGATCGCAGGAACCTCAGCCCTGATGGCTGGCCTGTTCGCACCCGAGCCCGCGAAACGCTGAAGCCATACCGCCTCACCGCGCTTCGCCAATCGCCGGTTAAGCTGGGACAGAAGCCTGTTCATTAGCGAACGCTGGCCCTCACTGCGAGCGACGTGCTGGCGTAGGTTCCGGTGGTGGTGATCTTGGCGCGCAAGGCAGAGCCCAAGACGCCATCCTGCACCGTGTTGTCCGTCATGGAGCCGTCAGTCGGCGCGACGGCGGTGGTGACCGGCGTCAGGCCGGACAGGTTGATCACCTTCGTGGCGCTGGTCGTGGTAAAGGCAAGACAAGCGATATCGAGCCACGTTTGCCCTGCATCCAACGTTGTCTGAATGTAGACCTTGGCGGTAGTGCCGCCGGAGCCATAAGAGAACTGCGCTTCGATCGTCGTGGCGTTCATGCCCTCAAGGTTCTGGATTGACGTTTGGGCCTGTCCAGTAAGGGCGGTGGTGATGCCGAGCGCTAGGAGCGTGTAGTCGCCTGGGTTACGCATTTGTCCTATCCGTGCGGTTTGCGGTGAGGTTCAAGCAAGGCTTCGACTTCGGGCGTGAAGCCGCTGTCAGATTGGCTGAAGTAATCTGTGGTGCCGGCGCCTTCGACGACTTCGCTACGAACAAGCGGGTCACGATCGCCTGCCGCGTAATACTGCTTCACAAGCTCGATCGTTGCGCGTTCAACATCCTTGGGGACGTCGTTGGGGATATCGTAGCCGGATGAATAGGTGATCACGGTCTTGCCGTGCGGCCACTTCACCACGCAGTCAGACCGCAGCCGTTCGATGATCCCGGAATCAAGATCGGCTTCATAATCCGCGGCATCAAGCGTCGTCCCGTTCTCGACAATTGAGGCGATCTCAATCACCGGATAGCGCGACGTGGTGAGGCCGTGCGTTCCGTGCCGAACGCGGAAGGTTTCCGAAACAGTTTCCAGTGCGAACACCCGATTGCAGTATTTCGCTACAACTTCACTCGCCTGGGCTATCAGCGCGTCGATCTTCTCGTCGTCAGAACCGTCGGTGATGCCGAGCTCCGTCTTGACCGTGTCGAGGCGGGTTAGGTTCCGATTGCTGTTCTCTTGTGTAACCGTGATCATCAATCAAAATCCTAGGGGCGGGTGTGGCCTGTTCTCTGTCAACGGCGGGAAGACTGATGATCGACCACACCCGCCTAAGCGCCGCGTGATGCCATGCTCGGCCATCGGCGCTGTTGGAATTTCTGTGACCTTGAGACCTTGAACCTACTTCAATCGACACGATCGACAGGCGGCAGGCAGGTCTCTTCTCGTTATTCGTCGGGCCACGGCAACGTCAAAAAGCGCCGCCTTCTATGAAACCTGTTTACTGCGGCGGGTTCGCCGTCGGTGCGCTGTTGGGATTGCCCAGCACCCAAATGCCGGACAGGAAGATGTTGCCGCTATCGTTGCCGCTCGGCGTGACGGTGGCGCGGATGTAGCGCTTGTTGCCGATGTATCCGAGCTTGCGGCATTCGACGTCGTCATCGAACTGGAAGCCGGCGAGGGCTTCGGTTCCGATCATGTCCTCGTCGTCGACCGCGGCGGCACCGCTCATGCCGCTGTCATTGCTCTCTTCGAGCAACACCGCGAACGTCGCGTTGGCGTCGGTATTGGTGCCGGTCACCAGCGCCAACATGGCCGATCCGTAGCCGAGCGTATCGAGGATGGCCGACACGATCGCCGTGTTGTCGGTTCGTGCGGCAACCGGCGCGATGGCCGGCTTGAAGTGAAGGCTGGAAGTGATGTCGCGCATTGCGATGATCCTCAAATTCGAAGGGGAAAAACGAGCTCGGTTCGAACCGCGAACCGCACTCAGGTTGATCAGGAAGTCGCGATCTTGAGCTTGCGGATCGCTTCGGCCTTGCCGACACCACCGGCAACACGGCGACGGCCGTGGAAGCGAGTCATGCCGTTCGTGGCCTGCGAATACGGGTCGCGCAGGATGCTGAGGCTGATGCGATCGAAGATGCGATAGCCCTGGCTGAAGTCACCGAACACGATCGGATAGGCATTGCCGGCGATGTCGGGCATGTCCGGCATCTCGACGATCGGCCGACCGAGCAGCGTGGTCACAGGCGTGTTGTTCAAGCCCGCCATCGCGACCATGTAGTTGCCGTTCGTGTCTTTCAGCTTGCGGATGGCGCCGAGCGTGGTGGCGTTCATGCCCCAAGTGCCGTTCGCCCGGTATGGCGCCTTGATCGCGTGATAGAGGTCGATCAAGCCGTCGCCCTTGACGTTGCTGGCGTCGGTGCCCGGCGTGTAGCCCACGTTCGCGTCCTGCATGAAGCCGGACGGCGAAAGCTGGCTGGCACCGTTCACGAACGCCGCGCCTTCCAAATAGCCGAACTCTTCCGCGAACTCGAAGGCGAGAAGCTGGCCGACGTCGAAGGCGCTGTCTTCCAGCATGGCATTCGACACGTCGACATAGGCGGCCAGTTCACAGACGCCGTAGCGGTTCTGGCCGAAAGTGACGGTCGTTTCCGGCCGTGCCTGGGTTTCACCGACCCACGCGCCGGTCATGCCGCCAGTGCGCTTCGGCCACAAGACAGCCGGCGCGCCAGTCGGCAACACCCGGGCGATCTCACGAACCGGAGAGAACAGCACGACATTGCGGTCCAGCTCCGCTTGGAAAGCATCCGGCGCGAGGAAGCCGCCGGCAGTGTCGTCAGACACCCGCAGCGATTTCACTTCATCAGCGGTGAGCCCTTCCTTGCCGCGGCGAATGAAGTTCTCGAAGGCTTTCTTCTCGACTTCGTCGGCCTGCTTCTTTTCGTCGGCGCCGGTGCCGGGCCGGTTTAGCTTGGCCTCGATCTTGTTGATCTGCTCCTGCAGCTTCGGATCGATGCCCTTACCCTCAACGGCCTTCAGCCGGTCGTCGACCGACTTCGTCAAAGCGTCGAGTGCCTTCTGCACGATCGCGGCGGGATCCTCGTCGCCTTCCTTCAGTTCGATCGCGCCGGAAAGCATACGGCGCTTGTGCTGATGCATAGTCATGGTGATGTCTACCTCTTCGGTTGGAGGGCTGCGCTGGCCCGGTTGATCGCTTCGGCCAGCGCAATTGCAGCCGCGGCGGATTTCGATGAAGTGATGCGCGCTCCCGGATGCATGGGAATCGCCACAAGCGAACACTCGACCAAATCGAGGGACTTGATCGTTCGGCCACCACCCTTGCGCGCTGATGCGCTTTTGGTGACGAAACCAATGCTGAGGCCACCGACCGCGCCGGACTTGACCAGCGCGTGAACTTCCTTGGCCCGGGCAACATCGTTGACCAGCAATCGGCCCTTCACTTCGAGGCCCTTGCTGGTTTCCTTGATGTCATCCCATGCGCCGAGCGGCTGCATTGAATCGTGACCCATCAAGATCGGCAGTGGCGCTTTTGCGCTTTTGAACGCGCCTGGCATGATCTCATCACCAACGCGGTCGGGCTGGCCGAACGGCCACGCCATGCCGGTGATGATCCCGGCGTCGTCGACGGCGATATTCGCCTTGAACTCAATGCAAGCGCTTTCGGTCATGATGCTGCTACCAGTATCGGCTTCGGACGTTCACCCGGCGCAGGCGGCTTGTTGCCGTCGCTCGCCGGCTGGATGTTCGGATTGATGAACTCGTTTCCGCCCTCGTATGGCGGCAAGTTCTCTTTCGCCCGGGCTTCGTTCGGATTGAGGATGCGGCTCGCGATGGCCTTTGCGTAAGCTTCGAACCGAGCCGCGATGTCGGCACGAACAAGGCTGTTCGTGTCGAACTCCACGTAGAAGTCCGCCTGCTCTTCGTCGGTGAGCAAGCGCGTCAATGCGCCTTCCCAGAGTTTCGCCCGGGGAATGAGCTTGAATGTCAGATAGGCTTGCGAGGCCGTTTCAGCGTTCGCCCATGTGGCGCGGCTGAAGTCAAAGATCAGGTTCGGCGGGACGCCCAACGCGCGGGCGATCTCGACGATCTGGAATGCGCGCATTTCCTGAAACTGAAGGTCAACGCTGCTGAAGGTGAGCGCTTCGAACTCCGAGCCGTCTTCGAGGATGGCGGTGCCGCCGGCATTCTCACCGGAGTGATTGCCGCGCCATGAGTTCTTGATCCGGTTATAGGCGACGTCCGAAAGCTTGCCCTTGGCCTTGATGATGCCGGACGGCCGCGCGCCGTTGCCCATCAGCTTCGCGGCGTGTTGCTCCATCGCTATCGTGAGGCCGATGGCTTCACGCGCCGTCCTGATCTCGGAGAGATTGCCGAGCGTCGGCACGTCGAGAATATCACGCCAGCTATATTGACGGGTGCTGCCATCCTTGAGCGCAACCTTGTAAGTCGGCTCTTGGTTCTGATCGCAATCGGCGGTGACGGAATGGAAGTCGAGCTTGATCAATTCCTGAATGACGCCGTTCACGCGGTTGGCGAAAGCATAGGCGCGACCGTGCATGATGCAGTCGCGCTCCATCTCACCAATAAATGATGTCGACGACGTCCAGGCATTCGGCCGATCGTGCAACAGCTTGTAGAGCGGGTTGTCGTCGGCGCGGGATTTGTCGGAACGCTTGTGGACGTGAAGGCCCAGAATGCTCAGCGTGTCGCAACGCACCTGCACGCCGATCTTGACCGGCTGGCACTCAAGCGCCTTGTGAGGTGAAACGTTGATGCCGGCTGCAGTGCGCGCGCCAATATCGATCAGCGCGGCCCATGCCGACTGATCGAAGGATTTGCGCTCAGCGCCGAAGAGATTCCGCAGACGTTCAAACATCCAATCTTTCCGCCTGCGAAAGTGAATGGCGGAAGATTGCGGAAACGCCAGCGTTATCAGCGTTTCGAGGCCAAACTAAAAAAGCACGAACTTACTATTCTAGGATTCTCTGAGAACGTGATTACAACGCTAGGAGCGCGTCTGTCTTTTCATCGAAGCGGGTGCGAAAGCGATACTGCTGGCCCTGCTGTCTCGTGATCTCGTGGATCACTGTCATGTCGCCGCGGCGCATGAACGGAAGCGCCTTCTCGCCGATCGGCCCCGTCGCTGTCAACCACAGCAATGCATAGCAAACCATTTCGGCCGTCGTTTGATCCGTGTGGTGTTTGCCCGTCGTCATTGCCGACACCACAACGTCACGGCTCGCCGAACGGTGATCTTCGTCAGCCGGCAGCTTCGCAAGCTGTTCGGTCCACAGCGTCACCATCTCGTCGACCATATGCGACTTCACCAACGTCTTTAGGGTCGCGCCTTCGCACGATGCTTCCAGCCAAAATGTCTTCATGTGATTTCACCCATCAGTTTTTCCGGCCGGTGACCTTTTGGCCGGATCGAATAAGGGCGGCTGCTTCATCCAGCCAGTTCGCAACGATCTCGGCGCTGGTCATACGTGCCGCGCCGTTGATGGCCGTCACCATGAGCGCGTCGCAGATAGACTCGACGGCAACCCCTTCCCGCTCAAGATCGTCGGCCGCAGAACGAATGGCGCGGTGCGCCTTGTCGAGTTCGGTCGTCATGCTGCCTGCCTTCGCTGTTCGTCGATCTCGCGCCGGGCCATCGCTTCAGCGGCCGGCCGGGACATGCCGGCGTCGTATTCGAGGATGGCGGCACGCTCATCGAAAGCGGCCCGCCAATCCTCTTCACCCCAACATTCATTGATTTCCGAGGTAACAGGGGTAACAGGGGTAACGCTTCGGTTAACCCGTTGATCTTTTGTCGTTTTCAGTTTCGGCCACTCTGTTACCCCTTGCGTGGTGGAAGAGGTAACAGGGGTAACGCCGCGGCCGAAGGTGGCGAAAACCGACGTGTCGGGCATGTCACTCGTCCGCCATCAGCGCGGGCGACAGGATGTAGACGCGGGCAGCGCCCTTGAAGCCCGGCAGCCGTGCATTGTTAGCCAGCTTGCCGTCGGCGCGCGGGATCAGCATCCCGCGCGCGTGCAGCGCCTTGGCCACCGCCGTCGCGTCGAAGCCGACGCAGACTTCGCTCTTCCACGCCTCCGGCAGCACCAGGTACTCGATGCCGCCATCGTCGGTCTGCCGCCGGAAGCCCACGCGATTCGGAATGCGCTGATCGATCTTGAAGCCGCCGGCATCCTTGGGCGCAAGCTCGCCCATGCCTTCGAAGCGCGAACTACCATGCGCCTCGATGAAGCGCCGCACGGAAGTGACGGCTTCCCGCTCTTCTGCAGGCTCAACACCGCCGCGCGCCGTCAGCCAATCCTTGAAGCACCGCGCGGTGCCCTTAGTGGCCTCACCATCCGGCCACGGCAAGATGCCGGCCACGCGCGCCATCTCGCCACCGGCAGCGACAAGGCCGAACCGGGCGGCCACACGGCTCACCTGCCCGTCGGCGTTGGGCGGGCAGTATTCGGAGAGAAACTGATCGACGTAGTTCCTCACGGCCGGCGCAATGGCTTCGAAGTTGTTAACCAGCGTCTGCACAAACGTGCGGGACGGATAGCCGTAATGCTCGGTGGATGCTGTCTTGAGGTGTCGGGCGAAGGCGTCGGCAGACGCAAAGCCGTGGATGTTCTCGAAGAGGCCAAGGCCCGCTCCGGCGTCGGCAGCAATGTCGACGATGCGGACTTGTTGGCCGGCAGCAACACGCCGGCCGCGCCCGTCTTCCGCGATCTTATCGGCAAGGCTCAGTTCCCCGCTCGAGAGAAACAGCAAACGCCATTCGGCCGGTGGCCGTGCCTCGCCGTTGCGATTAGCGCGCGACTTGCCGACGCCGTTCGCCAGCATGTAGGCGATCTGGCCGGCGTCGCGGCCGTCCACCTGTCCCATCTCGTCCAGGCACAAGAGACAGTCGCAATGCATTGCCGCCACGCCCTCAAGGCCGTTCGAAGTGGCGCGCCACGTCCTGACATATCCGCGGATTCCGCCGCCGCCCCACACCGAGCCGGCGACGACCAGCGCCGTGCTCTTGCCGGTCGACGACGCGCCGCGGAAATGAAAGCCGCCGCTTTCCGATGCCGTCGGATGTAGCAGTGGCGCGGCGAACGCAGTGGACACCGCCAGCAACAAGCGCGAGTTGCCGACGCAGTACCGACCTACATTCTCTTGCCAACCCTCGATCGTGCCGGCCTCGCGCAGCGCGTGATCGACCGCGCCGTTAGCCTGAAATATGACCTGTTCACCCATTCTGACGCTCCGCCGTTTGTGAAGGGAAGGTGAAGGCGCCGCTATGCCAGCCGACACGGTTCACGCACCGCGCCTTGAAGGCCGGCCGCGCCGTGCTGATGTATTCGTGCAGCGCCTCCCGGGCGAACTTGCCCGGCGCCATGATCAAGCCGAGCGACAGCAACCGCTCGCGATAGGTCGTGCCGTCACCGGCCAGCATCGCCATCGGCATCGCCCAATATTTCTCGCGATCGTCCTCGTCGGTGATGTGCAGCAACCTGCCCCAATCCTCGTTGTCCTGACTGCGGGTGTGCGCGCCGATCTCAAGGTGCGAGCAGAACCACTTCCATTCATGGGTGACGCGGCCGGTTTCTTTGTCGGTCCGCTCAATCCGCTTCTCGACGCCGTTCCACACGACGCGGAAGGGCGGACCGCTCAGGTCTTCATCGCCGTCGCCGTCCTCACCGTCGACGAATGAGCGCGCGGCCTTGCGCGCGTCCTCGTCCATGTAGTGAGGCAGGAAGGCGGGATCGTCGTGAAGCTTGGCAACCTCATCCGCCGTCCAGCCCTCTTCGATGGCGTCGGCCAAATCCCAGCCGTCCGGCATCGCTTCACCACGCAGAACCTTTTCACCATTGATCCACCGCCACGCACCAAGCCGATCGGGATGAAGATGCAGCACGCGATTCGCACCGGCATCGCGCACCAGCTCGCAAACCTTGTCCCCGAAGTCCTGCCCTGGGTGCAGCGGCTTACCCTTGTCGTTTGTCCTGCCCGGCTCGTCGAAGTCGGTGGCGATCACCACCGTGCGGCCGGTGCATGGCCCGAAGTCGGTGAGGTGCGGGCTTTTCGCGCCGTGTGCCGGCGTCGTCGCCACCATGTCAGGGAACAGCACCGACGCGGCATCGCGCGCCTTCTCGCCCTCGCAGATGATCACCACCGCGTCGGAACGGGTCGCGATGTCCGGCAGGCCGAACAGCGGTCGTGGCGCCGGGATGCCCTTGGAGCGCCATCCGCGCTTACCGTTGCCGAGGTCGCAATAGGTGACCGGCAGGATTTCCTTGTCCGGCTTGCCGTCGGCGTCGGTGAAGACCCAGCGGCAGACATAGCCAACAAGCTGGCCGTCGGCGGCGTGGTACGGCCAGCACCGGGAAGGCTCACCGTGCTTCGGATGCTTGAAGGCGAACGGCGCGGCGTCGGCAGGCACTGGCACGATCGGCGTCTTTCCGGCCGGCTTGGGCGCTTCGTTCGCCGTGGCCTTCTCATCGGCCGTGAGCGGCGCGAACATCTTGTTCATGAGCGCACCCCCAGCATGTCAGCAAGGTTGCGGGCGGCATCCGCTTGGCCGGTGCCGGCAAGATACGCAGCGAGCGACACCACGTCGCCGCCCTTGTCGTCGGTGGCGAAGTCGGCCCACTTGCCGGTATTCATGTTCACGCGGAAGGATCCAGCGCGACGATCAGCGCGGCGAGGATTGCGGGCAACCCATTCGTGGCCTTCGCGATGGCCGTCGGGGAGCCACCGGGATAGCAACGATGGCAGCGCGCTCAGTGCGGCAGAATTGATGCGAGGAAAGTCGATCACGCCACGCCCTTGAGCTTTTCAGCAATCCAGGCATCCAGCGCGGCAGGCCTATAGAACGGCGTGCCGTTGATGTATTCGATCTCAGGACCGCCGCCGACGACCTTCCACTTCGCCATCGTGGCCTTGGTGACGCTGTAGTTATGCGCGAGTTCGAGGTAATCCCTCGCCTGCTCGCGTCGCAGTCGTGGCCGTGACCTGAGTTTAGCCAGGTAAGCCGCCTCCGTTTCCGCCGAAGAGGCGGATTGCACAAGCTCAGTCATTTTCTCTCCTACGTCTGCGCCGCTGGACTATTTGTCGATGAACAACAATCGACGTAACGCAGCCCGCAACGCCATTCCCGCGTTGACCGAAAGTTTTGAAAGAGGGTTTGCGCGAGCGAACTCCGCGGCCTTCTCATCGGCCTTGGTCGGCGTCTTGCTCGATGTCTTTTTCCAGAGACCGGAATCGTCGATCAGCGTCGGCCGCAGCTTCTCGCCGGCAACGATGTGATCGAAAGTGTGGCCCTTCCAGATAATGAAGTCGGACTTGTCCGACGAGAGTTCGCCCAACATCGTGCCCTCCTCGTCCATAAAGGGCCTCGATACGACGAACCGATTGTTGATGATCTCGATGTGCTGGTCGTGCTTGTGCGGGGCGACAGGGTTCTTCCGGTCATAGAGGCCGTCAGGATCGCCCTTCGCGGTCGCGGTCTTCACGTAGCGCTTCTGTTCGGCGTCCCACTCAACGAACATCTGGAACGGGTCGAAAAGGCTCATCTGGAAGTCGTCCAGCCACATGTCGGCATGGATGATCTTCGACGCTGCGATCAGCGGAATGCCGCAACGGTTCAACTCGCCCGCAATCGCAAGACGCATCAGCGTGTCGTTGAACAGCAGGCGCTTCGCGGTGCGCTCAGCCTGCGGCACCGGAGAGAAAATCTTGTGCTTCTGCAGCAGGCGCTGCACGGCCACGCTAACGCCGGTGGCGCGCTCCACGTCTTCCGCGGTGCGGTGGCTGTTGACGTACCAATCAAGGGCATCATCAAATCTCATGATCCGAATATGCACCTCTGATACGCAAATATCAATAGGCTTGGATATTAAAATATCCGACGGCCGTTTCAGGCAATCTCGATCCATTCCGGGTAATAGCAAATCCATCGCCCTAGCTCGTGGAAGTGCCCGCCGGCCAGAGCCGGCGGGCATTCAATATTCAGAGCCAGTCGGCTGCCCAGTCCGGCAGATAGCCTGGAAGCGGCTTGTCGAGCAGGCCGGCGACCAGCACCGCCAGCGCCGCGCCCTCGATGGCACCTTCGGCATACTCGATCCCGTTCCACTCGAAATGGAAGACCGCTAGCGCGATGGCCTTCATTCCCTCGATGGTCCTAGGGCGCATCGTGATCATTCGAGCGTAGGTTGCTCGCATTTGATCCATGGCATCCTCAAACGCATCTTCCGCCGCTGCGTAGGCCCGCTCGTCGGCCATGTCGACCAAGCGCAAGGTTTCGTCGCTCGCCGCATCCCGAAGCCGAGATAGTTCGACGAACCGCGCGCCTAGTTCGATCAGCTCGGCGTCAGGATTTACCAAGGGCACGGTGGATGCCGCGGCCGGAGCCGCAGCGAAGGCCATCGCGCCGGCTATGATGGTTCTACGGGGAAAGCTTTGCATGAAATCCTCCCCCTCATCCCATGACCGTGTTCTGCCAGCCGCCGGAGCCGTGCTGCTCCATCAGGCCATCGAAATCGGCAACGCCGTTCTCGCCGTCATCTAGCTCCAGGTCGCGGCGTTCGCCCGCGGCCCATCGCTCCTGACTATGGTTGTGATCGAGGCTGCCGAGACTCGGCTCCGAATCATGCGCGTCCTCGTCGTCGCAATCGTCGAGCTCGCGGTCGTCGGTGCTGCACCCGGGACCGGCACCGGAGCGGGCTTCGGGCCAACCTAACCACGGTTCGTCGGAGCCATCCGGCTCTAGCTCCATGTGGTTTTCAGTGTCGTCGAGAAACCGGATCAAGCGATCGATCTCGTCCCTCGCTTCTTTGCGGAGTTGGCCTATGGCGTGGAAGATCTGCTCAGGGGAGACGTCGGTCTTGAAATAAAGCTCACCAGCGGCTGCCGCTGGGACTCCCAATGGTTCTTTCATGGTGGTTCTCTGGATTGCCGGCTTGTCACGGCCGGGTGCCAGCGGACAGCGCTGGCGCCGGGAGGGTGACAACACCGCCAGAGACGATGCGCGACGGCCTTTCCCTTGCGGGTCTTGTATAGCCGCCGCTCTCCCGGCATAGTGCGCCGGTTCGCGCCGACGGCTATCGGCACGTTCAATTTCGATGGCGATGGATGATCCCGGCAAGGATCGCCCTGCCATCGCTCTGGTACCAAACTGGCCCGGCAAGGCCTTTGGCGGGAGTTGTCACGCTCCGCCTGCACCATACCTGATTTGATCTTAAAAAACACCCTCACGGGGCGCGTCAGCGCGCCAGTTGTTACCCGCGTTACCCCACTCCCTGCTCACCGGGTAACAGGCGGCCACCGCCAGAAATTGCTTGTTTTTCAGCCTCTTAATCAAAGCGTTACCCCTGTTACCCCCGTTACCCCTCGAAACAGGGTTGCCTGACGCGAGGACGAGAACAAATGCGGTATAATGGGAACAGATTCGTCCGAGGGATTTCCATGACCGAGAAAGACCAAGAACCGGTAGTGCTGCACGAAGACGAGGGAACCGGAGACCGCTTCTTGGTCTACGGAACCGACAAAGGAGTGCGTCTCGATATTCGGTATGAGGGTGAAACCCTTTGGATGACGCAGGCCCAGATCGCACAGCTATTCGGGGTCGATCGGTCGGTAATCACCAAGCACATCACGAACGTCTATGCCGAGGGCGAGCTAGACCCCGAATCAACGAGTGCAAAAATTGCACAAGTTCGACAGGAGGGTGCGCGGACCGTCGAGCGGCAGATCGAACATTACAATCTCGACGCGATAATCTCGGTCGGCTATCGCGTGTCCTCCGCGCAGGCAACGATTTTCCGCAAATGGGCCACGGGCATCTTGGTCCAGTTCGCCAAAAAGGCCTTCGTGGTTGATACCCAGCGCCTGAAGCAGCCAGAAAACGCAGACCGGATAGCTGAGCTTCGAGAGATTGTCCGCGAAATTCGAGCGGATGAAGCCAACGTCTATCGTGAACTCAAACGTATCTGCGCTATGTGCCAGGACTACGATGGAGGGTCGGAGGTCTGGGTCGAATTCTATCGCAACACGCAGGCGAAGCTTCTGTATGCCGTCACGAGCCACACCCCGGCAGAAATCATAGCCTCAAGAGCGAATGCTGACGCGCCGAACATGGGGCTGACGAACTGGCCGAACGACAACATCAGAAAAACCGATGTGACGATCTCTAAAAGCTATCTCGGCGACGGTGAAATCAAAGAACTCAACCGGCTTACAACCATCCTTCTCGATATTTTCGAAGATCAGCTTGATATCGGCAAGCTAGTCGTGATGAACGATGCGCGACGCCTGTTGGACGATCAGCTTCGGAACCTTAACCGTCGGGTTCTCGCGCACGGCGGCCACATCAAGATGACCGACGCGAAAAAGCACGCAGAGCGTCAGTACGAAAAATTCAATGAGGCTCGGAAGCTTGAACGACAGAAAGAGGCAGATCGCCTCATCGCGGAACTAAAAACGACGGACAAGGCACTTCCAAAATCAAAACGACGGTGACGATTGTGATGTGTCACCGTGCGCTTCGGACCGGCAGCTTCACCACCTTGCCGACTTCGCCGGTCATGTAGCCGTGGACGGTGCGCGCCACCTTGTCGGCCGCGGCGATCAGCACGCTATCGAGGTGATGGACGTAGTAGCCCGTCACCGAGCCGGCCGTATGGCCCAGCATCGCGCCGATCGTGATCTCGGTGAAGCCGAGGTCACCGGCCACCGACGCGAATGAATGCCGCAGCGTGTGAGCGGTGACGCCCGACAGCTTGGCGCGCTCCATGATCCGCTCGATCGCGCGCGGCATACTGCCATAGGCACCTTCTCGCCGTTCGGCCGGCAGCAGGTACGGCGAGCCACGCTTGCCGACGTGACGCTTGATGACGGTGATGGCCGGCGAGCCCAGAGGCCGGACCGATGCGCCTTCCTTGCTGTCCTGCAGGCGAAGGCAGGAACCGCTCAAGTCGATTTCCTCGAGCCGAAGCCCGGTGATTTCACTCACGCGGCAACCGGTGAGCGCCAGCAACCACACTCCGGTGATGCCCTGTTCCGGTTCGCCCTCGTCGTCAGCAGCCTGAAGCGCTTTGCCGAGTCGACGATACTCTTCCGGCGTGAGACGACGATTGCGCGGCTTGTCAGCCTGACGCTTCGCACCGCGCGCCGGATTGATCGCAATGACACCTTCGCTCACCGCGTAGCTGAGGATGCCACCGAACAGACCGGCGGTGCGCGCCGCCGTGCCAGCGCCGCCCTCAACCACAGCCTTGCCGCGCTTCTTCGTCTTCTCGACGGTGGCCGTCTTGCCCGTCGTCACGTCGCGGATGAACTTGTTGACGTCGGCTAGGGTGATATCGCGTACCAACTTTGAACCGAGCAACGGCTTTATGTGCCGATTGATGCGCCCGCGATCGACGCCCAGAGTGCTCGATTTCTTCGGCAACTGGCGCTTGCCCATGATCAAGCCCTTCTCGGCTGCGGCTATGTAGTCGTCGCACAATTGCGCCACCGTGAGCGACTTGCGCCGCGTCGCGCGGTCGAGGGCTGGATCCTCACCGCGTAGCACGTCACCCAGCGTGATCACCGCCAGCTTGCGCGCCTCTTCGGTCATCAGCTTGCCGTGCAGGCCGATCGTCATGCGCTTGCGGCCACCGGACTTGTTTCGGTAGTCGGCATAGTAAATGCGCTTGCCGGACGGCCAGACGCGAACACCGAATCCGGGTAGGTCGCTGCACCAGATGAAGTACGCCTTTTCCTTCGGCTCAGCGGCTTCGACAATGCGTTTCGTCAGTTTGGGCAT